TGGGACTATTGATATTAATAACTTCTCTCAAGATATGCAGGTAAACTTGGGTTCTGCAACTGGACCACTGTTTAGGATTGTTGCTTTAACATCTACTGGAGTGCTATTACAATCTCTTGATAATGCAGTTCCAGTTGTTGGTAACGTGTTTGTTAATTCTGCAGGAAATACTTTCTCCGCATCAGGTGTAACTGCTCCAACAGCAGATAAATATTCAGGACACTTACTATTCATAGACAACAAAGTAGCGTTCACTCCTACTGCTGATCAAAATGTGACTCTAAGAACTGTTATAAATTTTTAACATAAATAAACAAATAACTTAAAGAGTAAAAGAATGCTAGATTTCAATACCGAACCGTATAACGACGACTACGACGAAACTAAGAAGTTTTACCGTATTCTTTATCGCCCATCATTTGCGGTTCAGGCTCGCGAACTAACTCAAATGCAGAGTATTCTGCAGAATCAAATTAAGCGACATGGTGATGCTATTTTCAAACAGGGTGCTATGGTTATCCCTGGTCAAGCATCTATTCAAACTATTACACAACCTGGAGCTGGCGCAGATTATGTAAAACTAATCTCTTTGTATAATGGTGTTGCTGTTGAAACATTCCTTAGTAATCTAAATGGTAAAACTTTAATTGGTCAGACTACTGGTGTAAAAGCAACAGTAGTTCTTACTCAAAGCGCAGAGAACAATGATCCGACTACGCTTTATTTGAACTACCAACAATCTGGTACAGATAAATCTACAAAAACTTTCTCTGTTAACGAAGTTCTGGTTACTGAAGACAGTGTATACTCTGTTCAAGTTGGTTCTGCAAGTGATTCTATTGGTAAGGGTTCAACTGCAACTGTTAATTCTGGTGTTTACTATATTAATGGTCATTTCTGTTTAGTTGATAAACAAACTATTGTTCTTGACAAATATACAACATCACCAACATATCGTATTGGTCTTGTTGTATCTGAAGAGATTATTACTCCAGAGGAAGATGAAACATTACTAGATAATGCACAGAATAGTTATAACTATGCTGCTCCAGGTGCTCATCGTTTTTACATGGATTTAACTTTAACGAAACTTTCAGTTGAGTCAACTTTAGATTCTAACTTCGTAGAATTAATTCGTGTTACTGATGGTTCAATTAAGACTATCGTTGATAGTACTGCATACTCTTTACTTGGAGATGAATTAGCTCGACGCACATATGATGAGTCTGGTAACTATACAGTTAATGGGTTTGGCATTGATATTCGTGAACACCGTAACAACAATCGTGGTACATGGGCTGCAAATACTGCATTCTTAATTGGCGATATCGTTTCATATGGTGGTTACACTTATACTGCTTTAAATTCAGCAACATCTATTACTACACCTCCAACACATACATCATCCTCAGCGTATGATGGTCCTGGCGCTACTGGTGTTAACTGGCAATTTGATGCAGCACCAGCATATAATCGTGGTATTAATATGAATGGTGATGAATCAAAACTTGCTATTGGTATTGAAACAGGTAAAGCATATGTTCGTGGATATGAAATTGAAAAGACTGCTGTAACATATATCCCTGTGCCTAAAGCACGTGATTATGTTCAGGCTACTGCTTCAGTTATTGATACTACTGTTGGTAATTATGTATTAGTTACAAACGTAAACAACTTACCTCCAATTGATACTCTTGCTCAGATTACATTATATAATAGTATTACTGGTTCTGGTAATCGTGGACTACCTCAGGGTACTATTGTTGGATATGCTCGTGCTCGTTTTATGGAATGGCACAATGGTCTACCGTTTGGTTACTCTGCAGTTTATAAACTTGGTTTGTTTGATGTTCAAATGAATCCAGGATATGCATTTAATACAGATGTTAAAGGTTTTGCTTACACAGCATTATCTGATGCTAACTTAAACTTTACTGCTGATATTAGTCCAGTAGTTAAGCAATTAATTGGTTCTGTTACTGCTTCTTCAACAACAGTTGCTGGTACTGGCACTTCTTTCTTAACTGACCTAAAAGTTAACGACCTTGTAGCAATTACTTCCGCTTCAACTACATCGTATCGTAAAGTGACAGCAGTCACTGATCAAAATACAATTACAGTTGATGCTTCAATAACTGTTACTGGTGCAACTATTTCTAAGTGCACAACACAAATTGTTGACCCACAGAGACAATCTTTAGTATTCCCCCTTCCATATCAAGCAATTCGTTCTATGAGAACATCTGGAAGCGGTGGCACTAATAACACAACCTTCTATTGCCAACAGAAATTTACACAAACTGCTACTGGTCAAGCGTTGACTCTAAGCACTTCTGGAACTTTTGCTCCAGTCTCAGAGTCTACTAATTATATTGTTATTGATAATGATGCCACAGCTGGTGGAACTATTATTACTCCTGATGCAATTAATCCTTCTGGTTCAACTTGTAGTATCACTGTTCCTTCTGCGCAGTCTGGACGTTCTATTTCTGTTATTGCAACAGTTATCCGTAATGGTTCTGGTTTTGAGAAAACTAAGACACTAACTAATACTTCTGAGACATTTACCACAGCAGTCGCTGCGCAAGCAAGCGTAATCTACCTTGATAAACCAGACTTGTTTAAAATTGTAAGTATTACAATGGCTCCAGGTTCTGCATTCGGTACAACTCCATCTGGCTCAGCATATACTGTTGATGTTTCAGATCGTTATGAAATTGATAGTGGATCTAGATCTACTCACTATGACTGGCCAACTCTAACACTGAAACCATCATACACTGCTCCTTCAAATCCAATCAAAGTAACATATCAATATTTTGAACATGGTGCTGGTGATTACTTCGATGTAAATTCATACAGTGGTGTTGACTATAAACAGATTAATCCAATCTTAAGAGATTCATTGGATTTCCGCCCTCGTGTTGCAAATAAATCTGTTGGCGCTAAGAACTTTATTGGTACTGGTGGTATTGTTTCTGGTATTCCAAAACGTGGCCAAGCAGTAACTGCTGATTATAGTTATTACCTACCAAGAAAAGATAAAATTGCAATTGATTATAATGGTCTAATCTTTGATATTGCTGGTGTTTCATCTTTGACTCCAGGATATCCGCAAGATCCTGCGCTGGGTATGGTGCTTTATACTCTAGATTTAAGCGCATATACATTCAATTCAAGCCAGAGTAATGTATTATCTTCTAAAGTTGATAATAGAAGATATACAATGCGTGATATTGGTGCTTTAGATAAGCGTATTAATAATCTAGAATATTATACTTCTTTAAGTATGCTTGAGCAAGAAACTCAATCTTTGTCAATTAAAGATAGTTCTGGTTTAGACAGAATGAAAAATGGTTTTGTTGTTGATAACTTTTCTGGAAATAATCTTGGTAACTCAAAATCTGCTGATTATTTCTGTTCAATTGATATGAAGGAAAATACCCTTCGCCCATTTTATACAGTATACAATGCAAATCTATTGGAAAAATATTCTAATGATTCTGCCAGAACAGGCGCAAACTACAAACTAACTGGTGATATTATTACTTTACCATATACAACTACACCATTGGTAATTCAAGTATATGCTTCTCGTTTAGAAAATATTAACCCATTTGCTATCTTTACATTCCTTGGTGATGTTCAATTAAATCCACCAACAGATGACTGGTTTGAAACAACAAGAATACCTGATCTTATTCAACAAGTAGAAGGTAACTATAATACTATACAAGCCATTGCTGAGAAGGCTGGTATTCTTGGAACTGTCTGGGGTGCTTGGACAACTCAATGGATTGGCGATCCAGTAAAAACTGGTTCAGTTAGAATAGAATCTGATCGTCGTTGGGGTGATGGAGGAGCATTTCTAGATAATAATTTTGGTCTTGGACCAGATGCTCCAGGATGGGCGCATCGTGTAGTTACTGCTGATACATATGCTACAGTTGGTATACCGTCAAGACCAGGTATCACTACAAAACTTGAACTTAAAACTGATTATGAACAAGTTGATGATCGCACAGTATCAACTACAGTTATTCCTTACATTCGTTCAAGAAATATCCTTGTTCAAGCACATAAACTAAAACCATCTACAAAATTCTACCCTTATTTTGATGGGGTTGATGTTTCTGCTTACTGTACTCCAGCGCAAAAAATAGTTTATACTCCAACATCTGGAACTTTTAATTATAAAGTAAATGTGGGTGGCCAAGGATCGGCTACTGCACGAAGAATCGATGGTGATTCAGAAGTGTGTTTGAATACTGGTGATGTTATTACTAATGGTGCTGGAACTGCAACAGCTGTAGTTGTTAACGTATACATTGATGAAAATGATGCTTATTGTCTAAGCGTTGTGAACGTCAAAGGTACATTTGCTAATGGTCAAACTATCTCTGGATCAAATAGTAGCGCACAGGGTACTGTTATTTCAATAACACCACAATCTACACTGGCAACAAACTCTGCTGGTGAAATGGAATTCTTATTTAATATTCCACAAACTGATGCAATTCGTTTTAGGACTGGTACTAGAGAATTAAAATTAGTTGACGTTTCAACATATGCTGGTGATTACACTTCACGTGGTATTGCTAATTATGTTGCAGATGGAACTTTAATTACTAAACAAGCAACAGTTAATGCAGTAAGAAATGCTACATTAGTTACTGAGCAAACATCGCAAACTGGTGATACAATCTATAATACATCATACCGTGTTACTTCTGATACTGGCTGGTATGACCCACTGGCTCAATCATTCTTGATTCAACAAAAAGGTGGCGCATTCTTAACATCAATTGATGTGTTCTTTGCTACTAAAGATGATAACCTACCAGTTACCCTTCAAATTCGTGAGATGGTAAATGGCACTCCAGGTAAAACTATCCTTCCATTCAGCGTTGTAACTAAGCGATCCGAGGATGTTAATTTATCTGCTAACTATGTAACTATGCCAGATGGTACTCAGAAACGTAGTTATGATACTCCAACATCATTCGTGTTTGAAAGCCCAGTTTACGTTCAGGATAATACTGAATACTGTTTTGTTCTTCAGTCAGATTCAAATAACTATAATGTTTGGATCTCTTATATGGGTGACCAAATCCCAGGTTCAGGAAGAACTATCTCTGTGCAGCCTTATGCTGGTGTTATGTTTAAATCACAGAATGCATCTACTTGGACTCCAGATGATAATGCTGATATTAAATTTACAATTAATCGCGCAGTATTTAATACGAATGTAATCGGGGATATTGAATTTGTTAACGATGTTCTCCCGTATGATACATTAGAAACTGATCCATTCCAAACAATGTCTGGTTCTACTTTAGTCAGAGTTTGGCACTATGACCATGGTATGCCAACTGGTTCAACTGTAGATATCTCTGCGGTTAACTGCAATGATCTAGGAACTGGGACTATTACTGCTTCAACAAGTAGCACTACTGTTACTGGTGTTGGTACTGCGTTTACTACTCAACTAGCTGTTGGTTCTGCTCTTTATAATTCACAAGATGTGTTAATTGGTTCTGTTGCTTCTATTGCAAGTAATACTTCATTGACGCTTACTGCTAATTCTGGTGTAGCTGCTGCTGCTGGTTCTACTTTCCAATATGTTGCTCCAGTAAATGGTATCCCTGCTATTGAAATATTTAAAACTCAGATTATTGGTAATGTAGATCCTGATTCATATACATTCTCTGTTTCAACAGCAGCCACTACTAGTGGTTATACTGGTGGCACTTTTGTGAAGGCAAGTAGAAATATTCAGTACGATATTATTACTCCTTCTATTCAGATGCAAACATTCTCTGATACAGCAACTACGTTTAATATTAAAACTACTTCTGGTAAATCAGTTGATGGTAGCCAGTCGCAATATGTTATTGATTCTGGATTCTCTCCTGCTCTTAATAAAGAAAATAACTATTTCTTTACTCCAAGAATGATTGCTTCTGAAGTTAATGAAAACGTATCGTTGGCTGGATCTAAATCAGTAACTTTCTCTGCTCAGATGAAAACAACTAATGATTCAGTTTCTCCAGTTATTGATACTACTCGTACAAGTTTAATTACAATTAGTAATAAATTAAATAAACCTACTGAGACCAATACCAACATATCTGCCTTAGATAACATAACAGCATTTACTCATGCTACTGGTGCGTTTACCTTTGTTTCTGGTGGCACTATTACTTCCACTGTTTCTGGTGTTAGAACTGCAATGGCTGGTATCGGTATTGGTAAGTATGTTACTATCTCTGGCGCAACTACTTCTGGTAATAACGGAACTTTCCTAGTTACTGGATTTAGTGATAATGGGACTACTGGCACCCTTACTTTAAGCACTACATTTACTGGTGAGAATTCAGTTTCTGGCACTACTGTTACTGCAAGAACTCTGTTCGCTTCTGAAATTGCTCCAGTTGGTAG